TCGAATCTTTTTTGGTCTGCGATCTTGTCTTTCTCCACCTCCTCCATCAGCTTCTCCACCGCCTGCTTAGCTCCGGGCGCGGCCTCGCGCACGTAGTTGTTGTCTTGGCCGAACACCTCGCCCGTCTTGCCGGGGTTGTCCTTCAGACCGGGCTGCGGGTCATTCTCGGGGGCCTCGAAGCCTTCGGGGAGCTTGGTGGTGGGTTCGTCGGTGGAGCTGAGGGAGCACTTGCAGTTCCAGCGGTCGCCGGGGCGGTGGCGGCTCCAGAACTCATCGTCGACAGGGCGCACCACGCCCCAGAAGGGCATGTGGTCGGCGCCCGGATTGGCGCTGGTGCTCGGGTTCCACCTGAGGTTGGGCAGCGTGTCCTTCTCCGCCTCAAACTGCTGCCAGTCTGCTGCCTGGTGTGCGCGGATGACGGCCGTGTTGTACTCCGTCTCGAGCCACGTGCCCACCTGGTGGCTGGCAATGGGCAGAACATCGTTCAACCACTGTTTGAACGGCTTTAAATCGCCGTTCTCGTCGGTGAGCGCAGCGGCCATGTCGTGCTGCATGCGGTGCACCTTGAAGGCGCTGAACACATCGACACTGCTGTGGAGCGCTCCGCGGAAAGCCTCGGTGGCGTCGGGCGCATCGGCCCCGTCGTAGCCCTCATCGACAGCCTGGCGCAACACCTCGCTGATGCGGCTCCATGTGTCGAAGTCGATGCGCTCACCGCGCAATATCTTGCCATCGGCCTGCATACGCTGTAGCAGAGCCGTCAGCCAGTCCGTGTCGAAGCCATAGGCCATGCCCACGCTGCCATCGTCGGCACGCGCAGTGAGCGGTGTGGTGGTGTCGCCCATGTAGTCCAGGTCGTCCAGGTCGGGCAGTCCGTACAGCTCGTTCATCACCACTCTAAAGCCCCGGCGTGCGGGGCGTGAACGAAAAAACCGTGTGCACGGTTGGTGGGCCCTTCGCCTGTGCGCTCATCGGGCTTGCGGCGGTCGGGTTCCTCTTGTCCGTCGGTCTGCTGTTCGTCCGGCTTGCGTTGTGGCTGCTGTTGTCGTCCGAAGGCAAGCATCTGAGCGGCCGCCTGTGCGGCTGCCTGCTCCTGCATGTCGCGCTTCAGCTCGTCGTAGTTGTCGGGGCGGTCTATGTTGAGCTCCTCGTAGATGTAGTCGTCGCTGATGGGCAAGCCCAGCTGCGCCTTTGCCTTGATCAGGATGTCGGCGCGCTTGGCTGTGTGGTCATCGTCTACCGCATCTGCAAAGACGAACTTGCCGCCGCGGGTGTCTACGCCCAGCTGAGCAAAGATGTCGGTCATCTCGTAGTTGAGCAGGTTGAGTATGAACTTACGGTCGCGCTTAGCCAAGTTCTTCTCTACGCTGCTGTGCACGGTGCCCAGCGCCTGTGTGCCCGTCTCGGACGCCTCGGTGGTGAGCGTATTGCCCAGGATCACCTTGCTCATCTCGGCGTTGCACTTGTCGTCGAGGCTCTTGTAGGTCTCGGCGCTGCCTGTCTTGTTCGAACTCTCTATGAACTCCAGGTTGCAGTCTTGCGGACACAGGTAGACCGAGCCGCTGCCTTGCTCCATAGCGTCGCTGATGGTGGCATCGCGCGCAGCGGGGTCGGCCGAGTCGTAGGTGTACTTGCGCACGGGCATGCCGAATATCTGGTTGAACTGAGCCCAGTCGCCCATATTGCCACGCTTCCAGATGGTGTAGGGCGTGGTGCAGGCAAAGAGGCCGTTGGCCTCCTTGGCGCGAATGAGCAGCAGGCCGCTGTACTCATCGAAGGAGGTGCCGGTGATGTCTTCCTGGCGGTGCTTTATCAGTCGGCGCACGGGGTCGACGTGCTTGCGCGGCACGCAGTAGTAGTCTATCCAGCCCTGATCGTTGATGTAGAACTGCACCAGCGTGAAGCCCCAGAAGAGGGAGTCGAGCGCATCTTCCACGAAGTTCATAAACCAGGGCGACTCTATCATCTCGTTGACGTGCTCGTCGGCCACGCCGTCCTTGCGGAACTTTATGTCGCAGCTCAGCACGCCCGCCTTGCGCTTCTCTACTATGCCGCGCAGGTGGCCGTCGATAAGCGCATCGGTGTAGATGTCGTAGAGCTTCTGTCGCTGTGTGAAGTCTACATTCTCGGCCGCGCGTATGGCAGCCATATAGTCGTCGAGTGCAACCCCGAAGCGTCGGGGTGCGGTGATGGTGATGGTGGTGCCGGGGCGAAAATTCCCACCCTCGGTAATTCGTCCGGCATCCTTGCGCGGACGTCCGGCTGCACGGTTCAGCAGCGTCTTCAGTAAGTTGGCCATACTCTTTCAGTCTCCTTTCTTGTTGTTATAAGTGCGACGTACGTTTCTTGTTGCTTTGCATCAGCCAGGGCGAGTTCTTCTTCAGCTCATCATCGTCGATCAGCGGTGCCCCGTCGATGCTCACCTTCCGGGCTGCCACCTGCTTGAGCCACTCCACGGCACGCTCGTAGCGGTTCACTCTGACTTGCGACAAGTTCTGGGGGTTGTGTATGCAGAACAGGTGGTAGATGGCTATATCTATGGCCATCATCAGCACCAGCTGCAGGCGGTCGTCGCCCTCGGCGCTGAAGATGGCATCCACATCGTAGCGGGCCGAGAGGTAGCTGCGCATCTCGGCTATGGCGCGGTCTTCGCAGATCTCGACCACGGCATCATCGTCGCGCGTCAGGCGGTCGAGTATCTCGCGATGGATGGAGGCGTCGTAGTCCTCCATAGTGATAAATTTGCTCATAATCTGTTGTTTTTATTGCGTCGGAGCGGGATGACCCTGACCGGCTCAAGTTGTACTAATTTTCTCTTTATCACCCGCAGGCCGCCCTCTATGCAGTCGGGTCCGTCGGCGGGGTACTTCAGGCGCAGCGTGAAGAGGCGGAACTGGTCGTCGAGGCGCTGCATGTGCGGGTTGCCCCGTTCGTCCTCGTTCAGAATGAGGCATCCGGCGCGGTTGAGCGGTTCCAGGTTGGCCTCTATACGTGTGGCCTTGTCGGTCTTGCGCTCCTCGTCGGGCGCTATGTAGAGGTTCACCTCCTGTTCGCGTCGGGCCTTGGCCACGAGCGGCTTGAACACCTGCTGGAAGAATGGGTCTTGCAGCTTGTTGTTCTCCATGTAGCAGTAGACGGGTGTGCGCTCATCGACGTAGCGCAGCAGCTCTATATACCAGTTGATGAACTCGGCGTTCAGTCCGCGGTCCAGGAAGACCTTGATGACGTAGAGCTTGTCGCCTGTCATGCCCATCAGGGCGCAGCTCTTGGTGGAGGAGTTCTTTGTCTTGTTCTCGCCCGGAGCGGGGTCGCCGTAGATGACCAGGAAGCGGAACTTGCGGAGCGAGGGCACGTGGCCATAGGTGAGCTCCTTGAATATCTCGCCCTCGGTGACGGGGTTGTTGAAATACTCCGTCTGCTGGCTGGCGGCCGATATCTTTGAGAGCGTGGCGTCTATCATCTCCTCGGTGTTCTTCTGCGGCCACGTGGAGCGCCCGTAGCGGTCGCGTATGTTCACCACGTCCCAGTGGTTGGCCTTCTGGCCGGCGCGAGTGATGCAGCAGTCGCGTGCTATGATGTTGCCGCAGAAGATGACCAGTGTGGGGCGCGAGGGGTCGCGCGTCGGGTAGAGTGCCTTCTCCCACCATTGCCACATCTTGTCTATGGTGTCGGGGTTGCGCACGGCCTCGTCGGTGTCGAAGTCGTCCACCAGCAGCGTGTCGGGGCGCACGGCCTCGTTGCGGCTACCACGCGGAGCGTTTCCGGCACCCACGGCGCGGAAGGCGCAGCCACACTTGGCGATGAACTCCGTAGAGGTCCACGAGCCGAGCACCTCTTGCGGCCCGTAGTAGGCACGCATCAGTGCGTTGCTCTCCAGCTGGCTCTTGTACGGTGCCAGCAGTCGCTCGGCCGAATCTTGCGTGGCGCTGGCCATCATCACGTTGCGACTACGTCCCGAGAGGGCCCGATAGAGCACGATGAACATCACCACCGTACTCTTGGCCAGAGAGCGTGCCCACGAGAGCACCTCGAACCATTCGTTGTGGTTGATGCAGCGACGTATGGCCGCCTCGTGAAACGGGGCGAACTCGTAGAGAGCATAGTCGGGGACGAAAAACTTTATCCACGCCACGGGGTCGGCCTCGAGCTTGGCGCGTTCGCGCTGAATCTCGGCCGGCGACAAGTCCACCTTCACCTCGGTGCGGCGCATGCCCGCCTCGAAGAAGAGGCTCCACGTCTTGAGCAGTTCTCGTTCGTTTGCCTTCATGCTGAGCCTCCTCCCATTATATATTATCTTTAATAAAGGCATCCCAGAGCTTCAGAAACTCCTTGCTCTTGCCGAGGTCGTAGTGTCGG